AACAGGCAAGTTGCCGGTTACGTTTGTCGTCAGGTTTACAAACTGCGTGGAGCTGGTGCCAGTGCCGCCGTTAGCGGTTGGCAAAATGCCCGTTACATGCGTCGTCAATCCAACCTTGCCCCAACCAGGCGTAACCCCAACCCCGCCGGACAGCAAAGCGTTGCCTGTCGCAACATCCGGTAGTTTGGCAAGAGTGCCGGACGAGTCGGCAACCAAAATGTCGCCAATCGTATAAGACGAGAAACCCGTTCCGCCGTAGGTGGGACCGATCGTGTCCGCGTTCCAAGTCCCTGCCGCAAGTGTTCCAACACCCGTAATGCCCGTGTAAGAACCAGACAATCGACCGGTTGGCAGCGTGCCGGACGTAATGTTGGAAGCGTTGGTCGTGTCGGTCGTGGCTGAAGGCGCCAAGCCGGAAACAGCCCCTGCGGAAATAGCAATTGCAGTATCCGTTGCGCTGGTAATCTGGCCCTGTGCGTTTACAGCAATAACAGGAACAATGCTGGCCGCGCCATACGTAGCCGCCGAAACGCCGGTGTTTGAGATGTTGAACGTGGTTGCCGGGCTAAGGTTTAGACCGGTGCCAGCGTTATATACTTGGGCACTGGAGATTTGGACAAAATCAATTGACGTTGTTCCAAAAATGATCGTGCCAACAGTGTTGCAGACATACGTCTCACCAGCACCCGTATTACCTGACGTAACAAAGAACGCATCGCCCAGACCAAGGCCGTTGGGGCTTTTGGTAGCGTAAGTGTCCGCATCAGTGGCGCGTGTCAGAACCCAGTTTGTGCCGCCAGGATCAGGAGTTCCTACGGTGGTAACCGTGTACACACCGTTCTCAAAGCCGTTTGTCTGGCTATAAACCAGTATGCGATCCCCGATTGAGGCCGTCGGACCATCAGGAGCAAACGCGGCTTTTGTCCCTGCGTTAGTCAGCGTAGCACCAACACCAACTCCTGGGCCACCCGGCTGGTTATACGTAGCGTTTAGGTTGCCCGTGGTGCTGGGTACTTCGTACTTGACCGGCGCGTGGTAGGTAATCCCGGACGAAATCGTCGTGTCCACATACTGCTTGTTTGCAATATCTGTGTTGGTTGTTGGCGTTGTGCTGATCGTGCCAGCCGTCAATGTGGCCGTGTTGGCTGTTACCGTGTCAAATGCAGACGGGGTGATGTATGTGCCTGCTGAGTTCAGATTGACCGAACGCTCAGCTGGGTACGTTACAAAAACGTTCTTCACCCCACCGGAGAAAGAAATCTTTGAACCACCTGAGCTGGATGCCAAAATTGTGTCGCGGGTAAGCGTTGGGCCTGTCGTCGAGTAAGTACCAATACCTACTTCCCAGGCGCTGGAAGAGGAGTCTACTGCGGTGTAGTACGTCGTGTTACCGTTTCCAATGACCGCAAAGGACTGGAATGTCGTCACCGCTCCGCCAAGAACAAAGTCACTTGTTCCTGATGTCACGGTGGTCTCTTGGACCCGATCTTTAAGAATCAAAGCCATCGTGTGTCCTTAGCACGTCTCTGTCACAACAACATCCCAACCGGCATCCTGGGTATTCTGTATGGTCTGCCAGCTGGATGTCTGTGCGGTCTGGATAGCCTGCCAGCTCGCATTTTGCGCAGTGTCAATTATCGTCCAATTGCGGGGACAGACATCGCCCACTATACCCACCGCCTGCACCCCGGTCAAGGCGTTGATGTGGATGACACCAAACTGCCCAACCTGGCCAATAGCCTGCACACCGGTCAGCGGAATAAGTAGCACGGGCTGAACCGTGCCCACCGCACCAACGGCCTCAACGCCAGTCAGAGGATCTAGCTCGTGGGACGGGCTTACCGTACCAGCCAACCCAAGGGCTTCAACACCCACCAGCGGGATTTCAGGCGCGGCAACTACGGAGCCGACCAGCCCGTAAGCAACCGACGGATTATGGTTTTGGCAGCCGCCCCAGCCAATGTCGTAGTAGTCAGCGCCTTGATCACCACCCCAGTAATCAACACCCCAACCGTCATCGCCATACGCCGTGTAAGGCCCAGACCCGGGACGATCACCGCCCCAAGGGCCGACGCCCCAACCCAAGCAATCTTCTGTGTTTAGCTGAACCGACTTGTCTGCCGAGAAGCTGCCAAGCTGACCGGTAGTCAAAACCGATGTCAGCGCTGTTGTGCTAGATACCGTCAGGCTGCCAACAGCACCAGTAGCTTCTACCCCAGCATTCAGCTGTTGCCCCGCCAGAACGTCCCCAATAGAGGTCGTGGCTTCAACACCGCTTATTGCAACGGTGACGCCTGCTGTCGCCGAGAACGGCGCAGCTGCGAATGGGGCAAACCCTAACATTCCGTTCCCCTATATTGGGAACGGCTTACGCCAAGCGAAGCAGCGCGGTCGTGTTCGTGTTGGCGGGCATCGTCAACGTGAACGTACCTGCCGTAATCGTCTGCGAGCCGAATGTGTGAACGCTCACCGCTTTGTTGCTCTGAGTCTGGTTGTAGATCAGAACCGTGTCAAAAGCCGTGGTCAAAGTAACGCCGGTGTACACCAGGCTGGCTGAAGGTGTCCAGTACGCCGTGGTGCCTGAAGACGTTGGGGCCGTAGCGTTAGTCACGGCAATTCCGCCAGCAGAGTACCCCAAGCCGGAGACCTCGCCAGAAGTCGTATAAGCCGTGGTGCTGGCGTTCAACGTAGCGGAAGCCAAGTACAACGCACCGTAAAAGGTGTCTGCCGTACCAGTGCCGCGAGTAGGGGCGGTGCCGAAATTGTGCGTTGCGGTCATCAACTCCGTCTTGAACGAAGTGCACATCGCTTGGGTATTCGCCATGATTAAATCCTTTCAACCAAACATTGCGGCCATGCCATCGGCAAAGACGTTTTTCTTCAGGTGCACATGCACCGAGCGGTGAACAAGCTCACCATCCAACCAATACTCTACCCAACGGGTCAGCTCGTTATCGTTGTCAACGGAACCCTCACGCTTCTCCAGCAACGAATCGTCCATTTCGCCTTTTGTGGTGGTCACCAGAGCCATGGGATTTCCTTTATACCAAGCGAATAATTGATGTCGTGCTACCCGACGTTGGGAACTGCACCTCAAACGTGTTGACCGAGGTCTTGGTTGAGCCAAAGTCCAACACACAAACTGCCGGGTTGCCACCGCCGTTTTTGTAGATCAACGCACCACGCGCCGTGATGGCGCCAGTCCAAGAGGCGTTGGCAAACGAGATGTACACCACTGCATTCTGTCCGGTCTGGTTACCAATCGTTGGCACCTGCGTCACTGTCAAAGCCAAGCCGCCAGCAGCATAGTTTCCACCAGAGGCTTCCCCCGTGGTGGTGTACGCGGTTGTGTCGGCATTGAGTGTAGCTGTGTTTGTATACAGTGCAATCTTGAACGTGTCCGTCGTGAAGTCGAACGTGCCGTTCATCAAGCCGGTCTTGAAGGTATTGCAGGTGTAGTTCCCCGTGAAGGCCATCAACGCACCCCGTTATTCTGCGGCAGCGGCGCAACACGCGCCTGGCCACTGCGGTATGCGTCGCTACGCTCCAGACCATCGCCCAGACGCTGGGCCATCGCCATAGCTTCCTTGTATTTGCCGTCGTACAGCGCAATAAGGTCGGTCTCACCCTTCATAAAGGTGTAAGCCTCAACCAGACATCCGTACAACAACACCGTGTCAAAGTTGTCGCCAAGCCAAGAGGTGCCCTGGGCATTGTTTACCTGGGTGATCGGGACACTGAAGTCAACCGTAGCCGTGCCGCCAAGGTAAGTAGCGTCGGCAGATAGGCTGTCGGCGACCGTGTACAGGCAACCGGAGTTCTTA